TGTCTTGGCTAAAAAAGGCGATCAGGTTAAATTGGTTAGATTCGGTGATCCAAATATGTCTATTAAAAAAGACCAACCAAGCCGTCGAAAAAGCTTTAGAGCGCGTCACAGTTGTGACACCGCCAGCGACAAGTTTTCAGCACGGTACTGGTCCTGTAAAGCATGGTGATAATATGAGCCCAGAAGAGGTTTTAGCTAAACTAGCCCACCACGAAGAAAAGTGTGATCTTCGGTATCAACGCATTGAAGATCGTTTAGACGACCATAAAGAAGAATTAAAATGGTTGCGTAAAATGATGTGGGCTTTAATCATAGCTATTATGGCATCTCCTTGGATACAACGACTTTGGGGCGGATAGAATGGGATCTAGGGTAAAAACAGGCCCCAAACCTTCTCCTTGCGAAGTCACTTATTATAGAAAAGGCGGTGCGGTTTCTAGTAAGTCAAAAGGTAGCAAAATCTGCCCAGAGGGAAAAGCTTGGGCAAAAAGAACTTTTGATACTTATCCTAGCGCTTACGCTAATTTAGCTGCTTCAAAATACTGTAAAGATCCTAATTACGCTAAAAAGTCTAAAGGCGGAAAGCGAAAAGGCAAATAATGGGTAAGTTGCAAGATTGGGTAGATGAGGAATGGGTCCGCATAGATAGCTCAGGTAACATTGCAGGGGCTTGTGGCACTTCAAAAAATAAAAGAAACCCAGACAGATGTTTACCTAGAGCTAAAGCGCAGAGTTTAAGTAAATCAGAAAGAGCTTCAACGGCCCGTAAAAAGAAACGAGAAGGTTCCAAAGGTAAACAAGTTGTTTCTAATACAGAAAAAGCTAAAGTTAGAAAAATGGAAAACGGTGGGGTTGTTGCTATAGGTTGCGGTAAAATTTTGCCTGACAGAAAAAAATACACTACTGGCGCGGTTTCTAAAAGAGTATGACGTTTTTTATTGGAGATCCTGTAGAAAAGGCAGTGGTAGATGAAATTAGGTCTTGGTCTAAAAAGATATTAGAAAAACCTAATAAATTTTTTAATAATTTAGCGCCATGCCCTTTTGCTAGAGGGGCCTGGTTAGATGATAAAGTAGCTTTTTTGTTTAAAAACGAAGACAGCTATCAAGATTTATACACGGCTTTGTCGCAGTGGACAGACACTCATGACCTAGCCATACTGGTTGATTTTACGTTTGATGAGGATTCTGACAAATTTCATGCGTTTTTAGACGAGGTAAATACTGCAATTTCAAAAGGTTTTTTTATAGATAGAGATATGTGGGTTATGGGATTTCATCCTTATGATGAAGCCCCAGAGTTTTCGGAAGAAGCTGATTTTGAACCGTTGACTGAAGTAAATTATGCAATGGTTTTTGTTCAAAGACTGTCTAAATTGCAAGAGTCTGCGTACAAAATCAAGAAAAACGGGTATTATGATAGATATGATGAGGAGTATAATGCTTCTCATATTTTCAAACGTAGAGAAGAACTTTACAGGAGATTAAAAAATGGCGATGTCACCTAAGAAAATGCGCGGCGGCGGTATGGTTAAGAAAATGCGCGGCGGCGGTATGGTTAAGAAAATGAAAAAAGGTGGTGAGGCTACTAACGGCATGAGCGTTGCAGAGCTTCGCGCAAAGGCTAAAGCAAAAGGGTATAAGTTAGTTAAGGCAACCTAATTATGGCTACTTCAGGAAGCAAAGATTTTGAGTTAGATGTAGCAGATTACATCGAAGAGGCTTTTGAGCGTTGTGGCTTAGAAGTCCGGACCGGTTACGACCTAAAAACGGCTAAAAGGTCTCTTAATCTTATGCTTGCTGATTGGGCTAATCGTGGGTTAAATCAATGGACGATTAAACAGCGGTCTTTGACGCTTGTCGCCAATGATGGCGAATATGATTTATCTGCTGATGTAATAGATGTTCTGTCTGTAGTGGTCAGAGTTTCGGGTACCGACTATTCATTAGAGCGATTAAGCCGAGATGAATATTTAACTATACCCACCAAAACAACATCGGGTAGACCTAATCAATTCTTTTTGGATAGGCAGCTTACGCCTAACTTAAAAGTATGGCCTGTCCCTGACAGCTCTACTTCGTACACTGTGTACTATGATGCTTTGACTCGAATGGATGACGCAGACACTTTTACTAACACAATGGATCTTCCTTTTAGGTTTTATCCTTGTTTAGCGGCGGGTCTGGCGTATTATTTATCTTTGAAGAAAAACCCTAAGATGACTCCCATGTTAAAAACTATTTATGAAGAAGAGTTTCAAAGGGCCGCTGAAGAAGATCGAGATAGAGCCTCTTTTAACGTAGTTCCAAAGTTTAGTTACTACAGGTCGGGATAATGGCTAAGTTTGCATCAGGTAAAGATTCTTATGCTATCTGCGATAGATCCGGGTTTAGGTATCCGTATAAAGTTATGCGTCGTGAATGGAACGGCTTACTTGTAGGGCCGGATCAATACGAACCAAAACACCCGCAGCTAGGTCCGTTTAGAAAAGTATCCGATCCTCAAGCTTTGCAAAACGCACGTCCAGATCGGGTGGAGCCTTTAGATATTTATGTAGGGCTGCCTACTGTAGAAAATCCAAATTTAAGACCTGCCACCGGATTCGGCCAGGTGGGTACTGTTACGGTGAGCACGTCATGAGTTTTACATATGCACAATTAAAAACGGCAATCCAGGATTACACCGAAAACGATGAGACCTCGTTTGTTAATAATTTGCCTATCTTTATTCAACAAGCTGAAGAGCGCATCTTAAAAAACGTACAACTTAGCTTATTTAGAAAAAATGTAAGTGGAAATTTTACAAATGCTAATAAGTATTTAACTGCGCCTAGTGATTTTTTAGCGCCTTTTTCTTTATCTTTTATAAACGCGAGCAGCGATCACGTTTTTTTAGAGTTTAAAGATGCTGATTTTGTCCAAACATTTAATCCAGATGGGGCAACGACTGGAAATCCCAGGTATTATGCAGTGTTTGATTTAGATCATTTTGTCATAGGTCCTACTCCGGATAGTGATTATTCCGTTGAGCTTCATTACTTCTACAGACCGGCTAGTTTAACAGCGGGGTCTGATAGCGGAACAACTTGGCTAAGTGAAAATGCTCAAATTGCTATGCTTTATGGGAGCTTGTTAGAAGCGTATACTTATATGAAAGGTGAGCAAGATTTAGTAGCTTTGTATGAAAAAAGGTTTGGTGAAGCGCTTGTAGGTATGAAAATGTTGGGTGAAGCTAAAGAAGTTACCGATGAATATAGGGTTGGTAAAGTTATTAGGCAGAAACAATGAACACTCCCGCATTAGATTTAAACATTACGCCTACTTTTAAAGTAGATGTAAAAACGACAGAAAACCGTGGTTTTACCCCAGAAGAGGTAGCAAAACGCTGCGCGGATAAAATAATTTCTATTTCAGATACAGCAGATCCTGTTATTAGGGATCAGGCCAGAGCTTTTAAAACGAATTTAGTTCAAGTTTTGACTTTTTATATGAGAGAAGTTATTAGAAGTGACAGAACAACGGTTTATAATGCTTTATGTGATGCTGGGCATAAAGATTTGGCTGAAATGATAAGGAGAATTTGATATGGCTTTTTCTGGTAACTATATGTGCACTTCCTTTAAAAAGGAACTTATGTTTGGTGCACACGACTTTGATTCCTCGACAGGGGATACTTTTAAGTTAGCACTGTATACATCCGCAGCTACGCTTGACGCTAGTACAACAGCTTATTCAGCTACTAACGAAGCTAGTGGAACGGGTTATTCTGCGGGAGGATCAGCTTTAACTAACGTTGATCCAACATCCAGCGGTACGACAGCTTTCACAGACTTTGCAGATTTAACGTTTTCAACTGCTACGATTACCGCTAGAGGCGCGTTAATTTACAATACTACGCCTAATACAACGTCTATTTCTTTAACTAACCCCTCAGTGGTTGTTTTAGATTTTGGATCAGACAAAACGTCTACTGCGGGTGATTTTACGGTTGTCTTTCCTACTGCCGATTCAAGTAATGCAATTATAAGAATCGCTTAAAGGATAAAAGATGGCTTCGTCAACCACATATGAAGGGTGGGGTCGAGCCACATGGGGTGAGGGCAAATGGGGCTCACCTTTTATCTCGGTATATGTGGATGGTGTTTCGGCCAGCGCTGAAGTAGGGTCTGTAGCGATTACAGGGGTTTCAAATGTACCTGTAACCGGGTTATCTGCTACTTCTGCGGTTGGTTCGGTAACGGTAGCGGCGGGGGCTTCTGCTGTAGTTACTGGATTAGAAGCGACCTCGGCGTTATCTGGGGTAACGGTAATTGGTGACGCTAATGTACCAGCCTCGGGTCTTGAAGCTACTTCTGCTGTTGGTTCGGTAACCGTAGCGGCAGAAGGTTTGGTAAACGTAACCGGGGTTTCAGCCACCTCTGGTATAGGTTCCGTGATTGTTGCTGCGGATGCAAATGCTCAAGTTTTTGGAATTTCAGCCACCGCTTCGGTGGGTCAAGTATTCGTTTGGGGGAATATTGTGCCAGATCAAAATTCAAGTTATAGTTCGATAGAGCCCAATCAATCCCCTAATTGGGATAAAATAGCTGCATAGGTTTTATCGAGTAACCGTTATAGTCTGTGGAGACTTATGAATTGTTGTATAGGATTAAATTATGCCAAGTACATATACTTTAAATAACGGTATCGAGCTAATTGCGACTGGTGAACAGTCGGGAACGTGGGGCGATACTACTAATACTAACTTAAGCTTAATAGACGTTTCTTTGGATGGGCAAGTTAGCATTACTTTGCCTAGCGCAGGAACTTCAGGCTCACCAAATACACTTGATATTCAAGACGGTACGGCTTCAAATGGTCGAAATCGTTTTATTATTTTTAATGATGGTGGGGATCTGGGTTCAAGCGCTTTTGTTCAATTAACGCCTAACGATGCGGAAAAGATTGTTTATATCAGGAATAATCTTTCGGGAAGCCGAAGCATTTTAGTTTTTCAAGGGACTTACAATGCGTCGAACGACTATGAGATACCTTCAGGAACAACTGCCGTTGTCTATTTCGACGGGGCTGGGGCTGGTGCTGTTGCCGCTAATGTTTTTAACAACGCTTATTTTGATAGCCTTCGTCTCGGTTCTGTCTCAGTTACAGCAATTCTTGATGAAGATAATATGTCTTCCGATAGTGCTACTGCGTTGGCTACGCAACAATCTATTAAAGCGTATGTAGATACTCAACTTACGGCGGAAGACTTAGATTTTGCAGGAGACAGCGGAACAGGCGCTGTAGATTTAGATAGCCAGACACTTACCATTGCTGGGACCGCTAACGAAATTGAAACAGCGGCTAGTGGTCAAACATTGACCGTAGGTCTACCTAGTGCCGTAACAATTGGAACGTTAACACTGACTACAGACTTAGCTATTGCTGACGGTGGTACAGGATCATCTAATGCCTCTGACGCTAGGACAGCCCTTGGGTTAGCCATTGGTTCTGATGTAGAGGCATTTGACGCGGATATCCTAAAAGCTGACACAGCAGACACCTTGACTGCGCCCTTCAGAGGCACCGTTACTACTGACAATGATTTGTCTTTTGACCTAGACGTTACCAATAACTTCAGCTGCACACCGAGTGGTGCAGGCACGTTAACATTTACTAATCACACAGCAGGACAGAGTGGATTCATCTTACTAGATAACTCTGGTGGTCATGCAATCAGTGCTGCTGCTACAACTAAGATCAACGCTGCTGACTTAACAGCTATCTCAACTGCTGGTGTGTACACGCTGAGTTACTTCGATAATGGGACAAACGCTTATGTGTCAGTAAGCAGGAGCTTTGCATGAGTTTGCTTCAAGCAGGGTTTGGGTCTTCTGGTGATGACTATACGATTGACGATAGTCTGAGGTTTCGTGCTTCTGCTGGTGCTGATTTAAGAAGAACTTTTGTCACAGGTAATAAAAGAACGTACACATGGAGTGGTTGGATAAAACGTAGTCAACCAGCAGCAGACAGTTATATATTTATGACT